CGCAGCAACCACAAGCCACAATGACAGCGTTAACAACATTCCGTCACCTGAATCGGCTCCGAAGCCCGAATGTACTTAAACCACCAATGCCCCGACTGCCACTCCGTACCCGACCGCTTCAACTCAAACATGGTCCCAACCACATCAGAAGTCGTCCGGGCAAGAAGCATCCTCACGGTGGACTCGTGAATCTTCACCCAATTCGACCAACCCGTATCACCCAACACACGCACCGCCCACATACCCTAGTCCTCCTAGCCTCCCTGCTTCACCCGACGCGTGCCCAGGACTTCACCCTCCCCCTTCAAAGCACCAGCGCCCCCGGCCTCCGAGCCACCATCCTTGCCCAGAAGACCCGACTCGGGAACCCCGGCAATCGCCGCAACCTCAGCAACCGACAACGCCCGAAACGTCGCAGACAAAACTAGCAGGCCCGAGCCGCCCGTCTTGAACTGGACACCCCGAACCGTCGCGGTGATCTCAACAGGCCAGGAAATCGGAACCTTCGACAGATCCACTTCCGAACCGAACAGCTTATAGGTGCCACCCTCCGACTCGGCAACCTGCAAAAAACAACCGGCCCCTCGATTCCCCTGAGCCGGTGTTGCCATACGACTAAGCACGATCGCTTGCTTGATGTGAATCTCCACGATCCCTCCGTTTCGACTAGACTACCACGAAAAAACCCGACCCGCCCTATCAGATTCGACGCATCCCCCTCGCAAGATCCCAAGGACCAAAAAACCACCTGAGAGCATCCCCACAACCCGTCACCCAACCCGACCCCGTTTCACGGTGCGGAATCTCCATCCGACCGGAGAAAATAGTCTGCACCATCAACCAGGACGGAAGAACACTCAGCCGGAAACGAAAAAATTCGAGCTTCGAAACCAACCCCCGCGAGATCCAAACCGCAAACATCCGGCAATTCCTGGGCAATCCTTCCTTTTGCGCCCACTTAGCGCCCTCAGCCGAGGCACCATACCTCGCATCCTTCACCGATTGAACGTGCGCGGTACCATGAGTCCACCAACCTGCATCATCCACCATCGGCAATCGGGAGCCAACCGGGACTAACGCATACACGTTATAGTGAACGGCTCCCCTTGCCTGAACCTCTGCTATCCAGCAGTAAGCGAGCAGGTTCACTGAACCCCGGACTCTCGCCATAAACTCGGAAATATCGAGCTTGCGCCATTCCTCCCCAGGACGATAGGTCAGAACCCACCAAACCAGGCGATAGCGCGTCCCAACCTCGCCTAGCTGCTGCTTCAAGGCAGATTCCCAGGCCATCACCCGCCGCTGCATGTAGTTAACTCGCCGCTCAAGCGAGTCGACATAAAGAACCTCACCCGTATCATGATTAATTAGCTTCACGCTCTATCCCCCGCAACAAAAAACATTTGTTGCAAACCCCCCAAGCCCCTAAGTACCGCTCCGCGTTCCCGACACCCGCTCCGCTCACGCTCCGCGGGAGGGTCGGGAACCGCGTCGCATCATGGTTCCACTTGAACGGATATAACAGATCCGTACCCGTGCGCAGGATATGCCGTTAGGAAATCCAACCACGGCTTACCATTCTTCATAACGATCTTCGACCCACGATCCACACACACCCACTCCTGATCATCAACATAGAATTTGGTACCCAAAGCGAAATCAACCGGACACGCCAACCCACGACCGACCCACTTCTCCCATTTATCCCCATTCGCAACCGTAGAACAATCTCCGGCTCTACAATTTATGCCTCCCAATGGCGGCCAGTACCACGAATAATACGCATCCATCTTACCACCCATAATACGCCCAGTAGGATATGGACTTGGGATCAACACAACCGGAGTAGCAGACGCAACATATACACTCGTCGGAGTATCTACCGGACCTACCGCTACATTTTGCCCCATCGAGGGAGTTTCCGTAACACGCGAATATCCAAACACAACCGGAGTAGGAGTATACGTCCCAAACGGATCAAACGCACCCATCGGAGTATGAACGGGACCAACAGCCGTCATAGTACCCCGAACATTCACTATACCGATACCCGATTTTTCCTCAGCCGCCCGAGTCTGAGCAGCCGCCCATCTCTGAGCCAGCAAACCAAACAAGACAAGACCCAACATCCACCAGTTAGGAACCACTATCGAACCGATGTAACCAAGCCACCCGCTAGGATCTGTCCGCTTACCTACACCACGCTCAACGTGGAACGACCCCGCTACCTTGACCTGCCGCCCACTCGAGGGTGTCTCCGTCAATGACTTTTTCTTGGGCACCTTTGACTCCCTTCAACGGAACACCAAACGCCAACGCGTTCCGAATCAACGCGGCAAGATCCGCCGATGGTTCCTCGTTAGTATCGAAAACCTCAAAATAGGGACCAGGATTATAGATCATAAACGCGCCCTTAATCGGTTTCATGCCATCATTGACCACCCACTGATAGCGCCACAGCTTAGGCAACACCTGAGAGCGTTGCACTTGCAACGTCCGAAACCGCACATCAACATTCGTCACCGAGGCCAGCAGCAAATAGATATTGCGTTTCCGCAAAAACGCCAGCCACGAATTAGCCACCTTCCGATCCCATGAACGCGAGTCCAACTCAACCCACGCCTCATCAAACACAATCACAGCATCCCGAATGGAACCCGTCACCTGCTCAAACCAATCACCACGCAGAATCAGATTCGAGTAAATGTGATCCACCAACCCACGCCGCCACAACTCAACAGCAGTCGCCACAGCAAGCAAAGACTTCCCCGAGCCATAGCGACCCCGAGCATCCATGACCCGATAGTTACGAACCATCCAGAAGAACTCATCACACATCACAAAACCCATACCACCTCCTAGCCCTCGTTCGGCCAAGTCCCACAATCAACAATTTCCACTTCCACACGATCCGAGCCACACTCGGGACACTCTGGAATGTCCTTCAACTCCTGCCAGTCGTACCCGCAAACCTCACACCAATAGTAATAGATCCGCACGACTCACCCCGTTATCCAAGACGTGACAAAGCGAGCCGCCCAAATGATCACCATAATCGCCATAACCACCATGAAGACACTCATCCCCGGCCACCACAACATGACAATCCGAAACGTCGTAACCGTCATTATCGGCCTCCCCAATCAAGAGCAATCAGAATCGCCATGCCGAACAGCAACACCAAGCCAGCCAGGAGCAACCCGAACCGGAGAACCCAAGTCACAGATGCCCTCGCCTCACCGTATCCTCAACGAGATACACGAACACCAGGAACCATAGCACCATGAGAACATTCCCAACAACAGCCGACATCAGCCCCGCTTCCACAAGAAGACGATGAACACCACCACCAATCCCGCCAGCGCCAAGTTAACGAACGGCATCAAGTCAAAGTTTCCTATCGCCAGCTTGTCGAGAGTCCGCACCGTGACACAGATCTTAGACTGCCATCCATTAATCCCCCTCGACAAGTCTTGCTTCACTCCCGTCTGAATACACCCGGCATCCGTATCATGCCACGAGACATAGGGCGAAATATCTACAGGAACCATCGAGGCACCCGCACCAATCGAATTGCACGCCTGATTAGCACTCACCTTCACCGTACAGTTACCCGAACAGGTCCAGGTATCCCCCGCGTGCCACGTTGACATCATCTGATTCTGTCCAGCCGTGATCACCGCATCCCAAATCATGCTACCGTTTCGATCCACCTGAGCACTACAATGCGGCCCCGCCGCACAGTCGAACTCCAACAGACCCGACCCCCCAGGCGCATGGGTCGCATCCGGCCATTGTGGAACCAAAGGTTGAGCGGTCAAGCCATTCCCCGCAGTCGCAACCGGAAAGTCACAGGTGGACATCGGAGTCACCGAGGGAGTCACCGTCAACGTCGGAGTCGAAGACTCCTCCGGGGTATCCGTATAACCAGCGCCACCCCAAACAACCCACACATCCACCGACCCGTTATAGTCCGGGTAAGGACTACTATTGCTCAGATACACGTCAAAATTCGTCGCCAACCCATCCGACCAAGTTATCCGAGTCGGCCCCGCAGCAATCTTATAATAGCTCAAGGGCGACACCTGCGCGTTAAGCCAATCACACGCACCCACCGCCCAAGCATCCGCATACTCCCGACAGAACAGCTCCCCGACACTTGAACCCGACAATGACTCACTCATTGACCACAGCGACCGCCCATAAATGCAAACCGTCAGCGCGTTAGCCTGTCCCGGTTGGCAACCCTGAAACATCGAGTTACCCGTCACCTGAAACGTCGCGTAATTCCAACGGGTCGCCATCGCAGCAACGCCCGTCCCGCCACCTGTCCCATCATAGACCGTCCCAAGCTGGACCGCCCAATACTGTTGACCCGAGGGCTTGTCCACCGCGACACTATTCCAATACGTCGCGTGAAACGCATTCGTCGCATAGGTCGGGTGGACCTGCATCAAACCCGCGATAGCCACCAAAACCCCGACCGCGAGGCCCCACCACAAAAGACGACGCCACAGGACGCGGTGCAATCGCCTCACAATCGGCCCTTGTGACCTAGACATCCTTCAACCTCCACAGACCCACAACCACCGCGCAGATCCCCGCCAGGACCACGAAAGCCGCCAGGACTTCAACCCGCCTACACAGGAGAGACATGCTCCCCCTCGCCAAGTCAGCCCGACTCCCAACCCGAGTCAAGCAACGTCTTAACCAGGAGATCCGCCACCTGAGCAATAGGCTCAAGCGGCAACTCAAGCTGCAGCTCGACAGCTCGCGCCACACACCAACTCAGACGATAAGGGATCGCAGCCCGCCAAGCCGCATCATCCGGCCGCTGGCGCTTCGCTTTCCAAGACGAACCCCGCACAGATCCCAACATGGGAAACCGACCCCAAAGATAGAAGGCCCCCACGATAGCCTGCGGAGGACCAAACCAACGAACGGCACCCTTCACATTCTCGAGAATCCAGAAACGAGGCTTGCACTCACGGATGACGCGCAGGCATCCCCCCACCAGGGAGAAATCAGGCAGACGATGAGTCGCAGTCCAGGCCCGACTCTCCCGCGAGAACTCAATGCACGGAGGAGAGGCCCAGACAAGATCCGGGCGCACGCCCCCCCAAGTGAAAGACCGCACGTCCCCCACCACATCCGGCCCATACTTACCTTCAATGTCCAGGCGCACGACGCGCCACCCTCGATCACGCATGGCCGCCGATGCCCCGCCAAGACCCGAGCACAGGTCAAGCATCAGAAGACCCGCCCCCTGGCGCCGAGGATCTCCCCCCGATCGCAGAAGCTTGCCCCCGACGAGCTCAGGCTCGCGCATTAGTGACTAAGCGCAGAGATCACGAACTTGAGCGCGACGAGAGCCACAGCGACGCCCAGGAGAACCGCTATCGCTGGCTGGAAGACGTTGAAGAGTTGAATGAAGACCGCGAAGACCGACGCTGTATCCATGACCTCCCCTTCCTCCCCGTGACCTGCTACCTTGCCTGGACTTTGTGCAGTGATTCCTTCGCCCCTTCCTTGGGCCTTCGGAAGATCTACTACGAAGAGAAGACCTTCCCCAATCTCCTGAGATCTCGCAAGATCCGCGCAAGGAAAATGCAAGATGACTTCTCTTGACAGCCCAGGAAATGTATGCTAGAATGTAGGCAATTCAAGGAGATGAAACAATGCCTACGAAGACCCGCAAACCACAAGGACGCCCCGCCCGCTATGGCACGCCCCAGACCCGACTCGGAGTTTTCCTCCCCCCCGCACTCGCCCAGGCCGCGCGAGATCTCGGCGACGGAAACGTATCCGCAGGCATCCGACTCGCCGTCGCCGCCTTCACCACAATCCGCCGCGCAGGACTCGACGCCGCCCTCCGCACCTGCAACGACATGGAACTCTACTCGCTCGCCTGCTCCCGCGTCATCTTTACCGACCGACTCGCCGCCCATCACGATTTCCTCTTGAACCCCATGACCCTCAGCACCGACCGACTCGTCCGAATCTGCTCCGCCCCAGTACAAGAACTCCTCGACTACTGCGCCTCCCCAGACGACTGATCCCCCTCGCTCCCCAACGAGTCCCCCAAGGGACTCGTTCTGATTCATGCCTACCCCCACCTGAGAGAACACTACCCCCAACGAACTGAGCACTACCCCTACCTCGAGCAGCACCCCCACCGCGGCGCCGAGTACCCCTCCCAGGTCCGGCATCCCCCCTCGCCGACAGAGCAACCCCCCTGACCTGGTCAGCCCCCCACCCAACCAAAAGTGGGAGCAGCCTCCCGACTGCCCCCACTCCCCGATCTGGGTCACCTGCGACCCCAGATCTTCCCCGCCAAATTGACCACGAACCGAACCGCAATCACGATGGCGAAGATCACGCCCAGACTGCCGAGGGTGACTCCCGCATAGGTCAGGAAATCGCCCGGAGTAATGCCGAGGTCCACTAGACTCACCTCCCCTCGCAACCGTGCCCAGAACCTACCCGATCACTACAACCCGATGTGATGGAGGGCCCCAAGGAACCAAACCCACCAGCACGGCCCCCCCACGCAAGCGTGCGCCGGGTTGCCATGCGGAACCGCAGTCGGCAATGGCCCTGGCGTCGAAGTCTTCGCCACGTAATTCGTCGGGGACGCGTGCGCAGTTGGACTCGGAACATTCGTGAACGTCGCCTTCGGAGTAAACATCGGGGTACTCGTCTTCCAAGCTGTGCTTGTCGCAACCAGCGTCACCGTCGCGACAGCCGTTCCGTTCGAGGTCGCCTTCGGACTAGGGGTCGGCTGATTCGTCTTCGTCGGCCCTGGCGTATGAATCAACGTCGAAGTCGGCCAGCGCGTGCTCGTCGCAAACAACGTGCTCGTCGGCCATCTCGTCGCAGTCGGAGTCTTCGACGGAGTCGGAGTGTTCGTCGGAGTGTTCGTCGGAGTTGCCGTATCATCCGCGAGAGCAACACTCGCAACCGGGAACGCCATCAGCAAAGCCAACACGACAGCCGTTGCCCCAATCCAAACTTTCCTCACTCTACTCACCTCCTCCCTGCATACGATCCCACAGCCAGCCAATCACCGCGAGAATGGCAAGGCAAGCAAACGTGACCACAAAGTACCCGCGAAAATACCAAAACCAATACGAGAAATAATAGAGCACGTCACTTGTCGTCGTTATCGTCATCTTCCGACTCCGGGAACAGCCATGCGACCACCTGTTGAAGAATGAACCCCAGGCCAAGCAGCATCATCCACACCATGCCGACCCAATACAACACGCCCCGCATTGTCACCGCTAACCCACGCACTACACCCCACCATTCGGCCAGCATCCAAAGACCTCCGCCTACCCGCCAGCGAGATCCTTGAACAATCCAAGGGTCACGCCCAGAATCAGACTCCCCTCCACCACCAACAACATAGCCTGCCCCCCGACATACGCCATCTGATCGAACAGACTCCGCGTCACGTTGCACGTCCCAAAACCTCCCGCACCCGTCAAACACGTTGTAAAGAACGCCAGCGAGAAACCCATCAACCACGCCACCGCAGATCCAAGAGCGGTTATCCACGCCCACCGCCAGCCCACCATGAAACACGCAGCAACCACAAGCCACAATGACAGCGTTAACAACATTCCGTCACCTGAATCGGCTCCGAAGCCCGAATGTACTTAAACCACCAATGCCCCGACTGCCACTCCGTACCCGACCGCTTCAAC